GCCACCTACCACGGCATCATCATCACCCCCTACCTGTACAGCCGCCGCTTCGGGCCGATGTGGTACTACGGCTGGGACTGCGCCAGCGGCTGCATCTGGAACCTCTCCGTCATCGACACCTTCCAGCTCGTCGAGGATGCGGGTGATTTGTTCGAGGTGGGGGTTCGGGTCGGGGGCGAGGTCGGCGAGATCTAGTTCGTTGAGGGCGAGGCGTACGGCGGTGCGGATGAGTGCGTTGTCGTCGCCGCGGAGGCTGTCGAGGATTTCCCTCAGCCCCGTGAGGCGCTCAGCGCTATTGGGCATTGGGGGTGACCGGATGGTGGTTCGGGGCGTGTTCGTCGCTCTCCGTGGACGCTGGGGGGTCGGAATCGTCATCCTCGCTTGGCTGTCCGGTTTCCGGACGGGGCGCGAAGAACCGGGCGATCGCGAAGAACGTGCTGCCGGGCGGGGCGAACTTGTAGGCGACGGCGCGGAGCAGGGTGTCGACGGGGTGGACGATGAGGTTCTGGTTGCAGGGTCCGCAGGCGAGGCCGCGGATGCAGAGGGGGCAGCCGGTGTCGGCGGGGTGGTCGCCGCGTTGGATGCATTCGGCTTTGTGGTCGTGCTCGACGGCCAATCGCTTGGTCTTGCCGGTGGCGATGCGGCAGACAGCGCACCGACCTCCCTGTGCCTCGTAGAGCGCCCAATACTGCTCGCCGGTGATCTGGAACCGGTTTTGGGTGGTTCGGGCGTGAGCGTTGAGCCTGGCCTGCTTCTTGGCGGCTCTGGTGTGGGTGGTGCAGCGCTTCTTGCGGGTTCCGCTGGCAATGGGGCGCACCGTGGTGACGCCTTCTGCGATGCAGTCGACGCAGGTGGGCGCGGCCGCCATCACCAGTCCAGCTCGGAGAATCGGCCCCTGGACTCAGGCATGGGGGCAGGAGGCTTGGGCGCGAAGGGGTCGTCCCGCCAGATCGCGGTGCTGCCCTGGAAGCTCAGGGTGTACCTGTCCTGGCCGAGGGTGCCGCTGCCGCCGCCCGTGAGGGTGAACTGGGGGTTGGGCCAGCCGAGTGCGCGTTCCGTTTCCCGCCGCTGGGCTTCCAGCCTTTCGGCGCGCCGGAGTGCCTCCACTTGGGCGTCCTGCCGCCTCTTGGCGTCGGTTTCCGCCCACCGCTTCTCGGCCTGTTCCCGTCGCCGCTCCAGCACCGACTCGTACTCCGCAGCCATCCAGGGCGGCATCAGGTCCAGGGTGCCGGTGAGTCTGCTGGGGGGAATCTTGCTGGGGCTGTTGGAGCGGTCGTTGTTCTTGGTCATCGCAAGGAGTTCTCCAGGTCTCTGGGGTCGGCGGGGTTGGGGCGGTCGGGGTCGTGGCAGTCGGGGTCGTGGCACTCCCAGAAACTTTCAGTCATGGAAACGGGTTCAGGGTTGGGCTGGCTCCAGAAATCTTCATGGGTGGAAACTGGTTCGGGGTCATGATCGGGGTCTGGCCGTTGATTCCAGAAGGTCTCGACCTCGGGTTCAGGGACCGATTCTGGCTCAGGCCACTTCCAGGGGTCCACCGATATTCCGGAGCCGGTGCACAACGGCTCCTTCGACATCACGGTGAGCTGCTCGATGGTCGATGCGGAGAGTCGCCAGCGGGGTTTGGTGCGCCCGTCCGCGTCAGGGGGCCACGGCGCCCTGACGATGCATCCCTCCGCGACGAACTGGTCGAACTGGGCTGCGCCGGTGCGGTAGTCCTTGCGGCCCGCGAGCACGGAGCGGGTCAGTCCCGCCGGGCCGGCGTCGGCCAGCTGCTGGAGGATGCGGCGGCGAGCCCTGATTTCAGGGCCGGTACCGCCGAGCCCCGCGGTCATCATGATCGCATAGACGATGCTCATGCCGTTTAGCCTGCCCTACTCGCCCCATCTCGTCAAGGGCTGAGACCAAATAGATTCTGCAGCGAAGCAAAAGCCCAGGTGTGGCGTACAGGCGTATATCTGTCGTACGCGGCGAGGGCGTCCGCGAGCGAGCGGGGCTGTGACCTGGTACTTGTCCTTATTAAAAAATAAATATATATATATATATAATATATAAGACCAGATCAGAGGGGGGGGTAGTAGTTTGGGAGTGGCGTACGCAGCCGAAAAATGTACGACGGATGTACGCCGTACGACAGAGGGCAGCCAGCAAACTCCTTCTACCAGCAGGTATCAAGCGAGCGGAGTCTTGACCCACACCCATTTCGTCTCGGCCCTTGACCGCTGTCGGTGGGAGGGTCTAGGGTTCTCGGTATGGCGTCAACCGATCTCGACAGCATCCGCTGGGCCGTCGAAGCGCTTCAGTGGGTGAAACTTCGGAAGGCCGAATTGGCCCAAGTCGAGAAGGACGCACGCGACGCCGTCGAAGAAGCACTCGGCGACAACACCGAAGGATCGCTCGACGGGCACCCCGTCGTCACCTGGAAATTCCACAAGCGGAACGCGCTCGACCAGTCGGTCCTGAAGCAGACGTTCCCCGACATCTACGAGGTGTGCAAGAAGGTCTCCGAGGTGCGCCGGTTCGAGGTGGTCGACCATGACGAATGACGCCGGGAACATGTTCGCCAAATGCACCACCGTCGAGGAATTGTTCGCGCAGACAGTCGGCTACGGATCGTCGTGCTGGACGAACCTCTCCGACGCCGGTGAATTCATGGGCGAGAAGGCCGCAGCCGCCGCGCTGGACGCCACCGACAGGCTCGCCGAGATACTCGCCGACGCCGCCACCGCCGTGCAGACCAGGCCAAGCAGGGGCTCCAGTGAGTGAACTCGCGGCGTTCTTCGACGTCACCAACCCGGTCGAGGACCCCCGACGCAGAGCGATCACCGACATGGTGATGGCCTGGCACAACGCCACACCCCGGCACCTCCAAGTCGAACTCGGCCCCTCCGAAGTGGGCCACCCCTGTATGCGGAAGATCGCCTACGGCACCATGCAGGCCGACGAGTGCAATCCTCAGTTCGATCCGCTGCCCAGCATCATCGGCACCGCATCCCACGCCTGGATGCACGAGGCGGCTGAGCACGCCAACCGGCTGCTGGGCCGGACCCGGTGGCTCGCGGAGCAGCGGGTCGAGGTGGCCCCCGGCCTGGGCGGTTCCTGCGACCTGTTCGACCTGGATACCGGCGCGGTCATCGACCACAAATTCCCTGGCGCGAACCGCTTCACGATGTACAAGAAGAAGATGTCCACGGTGTACCGCAACCAGGTGCATCTCTACGGCTACGGGTTCGAACAGGCAGGTCACACCGTGAACACGGTGTCGGTGGCGTTGTTCCCGCGCGGCGGGATGCTCCGCAACATGCATCTGTGGACTGAGCCGTACAGCCGGTCGCGCGCCGAGACTGTTTTAGAGGACCGTCTCAAAATGCTGATGCTCACCAACGATCTCGACGTGGAACGCAACCCCGAACGGTTCCGCTGGATTCCCGCATCACCCGACGACTGCCGTTTCTGCGCCTGGTATTCGCCGACCGCCGACAGCCCGCTGCAATGCAAGGGCGACGGCACCTGAGCTTCACCCGCCACGGCGGGGAAGGTGTCCAGTTTCCGGACGCATCATCCAATTCACCCATCATCCATCATCCAAAGGAACACATCACTCATGACTCAGCCAGACAGCATCGGTGGATTCTTCGCAGGCGGCTCCAAGTCGTTCTCGTGGAAGGAGAAGCCGATCGGCACGAAGGTGTCGGGCATCATCAAAATGGTGCATCCGCCGCAGCAGGCCACCGATCCGATCGACGGTTCGCCGGTGTTCAACAAGAAGACCCAGAAGCCCAAGATGCAGGTCCGAATCGACCTGGATACCGCCGAAAGGGACCCATCGGACCCTGATGACGACGGAGCGCGCGCGTTGTACGTGGGCGGCTGGATGCAGGGCGCTGTCGGGGACGCGCTCCGCAAGGCGGGCTCCAACGAGCCGAAGGTGGGCGGCCGGTTGACGGTGACGTTGACGGAGCGGACGCCGAACGACAACCCGGCGATGAATCCGATCAACAAGTTCACCGCCGCGTACGAGCCGCCCGCGGTGACGGGCGACTACTTCAACGGCGCACCGGCCACCGCCGCGAACGGTGCCGCACCCGCCGCACCCGCTGCCGCACCCGCTGCACCCGCTGCACCCGCAGCTGCCGGTCCGGCGAGGCCGGCGAACATTCCCGAGGCGGCGTGGGCGGCGATGGACCCGGCGACTCAGGCCATTGTGGCTGGTGCTGCCGCTCCTGCGGCGGAGCCGGAGCCGGTGAAGCCTGCGGCGATCTCGCAGCAGGCGTGGGACGAGATGCCCCTCGCGACGAAGAAGACGGTGGCGGCCACCATGGGCGAGCCGATCCCGTACTGATGAGCTGGTGGTGGGGCAGCCTCCCCCCCCGTGTTTGCCCCACCACCTTCATCACCCTCCCCACGACAACAGAGGTTCAGTACATGAAGATGAAATACCGCGTGACGTGGCGTCGCATCCTGTGGGGTGTGAACGCCGACCGTGTTCCTGCCGAGGATCAAGCCCTGATCGACTGGGCGCACAGCCTGCTCCCCGCGGCGGCCACCGATGGATGAGCCGCTGTTCACGCCCACCGAGCTGCGGATCGCGTTGATCGCGTTCGCGTTGTGGCGCGGTGACGCCCCCGACGAACGCACCCTCGACATGGTGAACCGGTTCCTGCGGGAGATGGAGGGCCAGCCGTGAGCGAGGACTTCTCCAAGATGAAGAAGGTGACGTTCAGCGACGGGCTGCCCCGCGGCACGGTCGCCACGTTCACCCATGACGATGTGCTGTGGTTTGCGTATCCGCAGAAGAAGGCGGCCGCGATGCTGTTGGCGACGGATCGGGCGGTCGGCGCGTTGGGCGGTGTCCGCGACGATCTGCTGCGCGCCATCAACAGCCATCCCGCGGAGGCTGCCTGGTTGGTGCTGATCTTGGCGCGCGCCAACAGGGTGTTGGAATTGACCAGGGAGAAAATGGAGGCGCAGACGTCATGACGAGGCCCAAGAGCGTGTACGACTACCCCGCTGTCTATGAGCGGATCGGGATGAGGCTGGGCCACTTCGGGTGCATCATGCTCGACGTGGAGCCGGTGTCGGTGTCCGAGATTCTGGGCGATCCCGGCGACTGGCAGTACGGCGACTGGTTCTATCACAGCCACGCCGACGCGCTGCGCTACGTTCGCGGGCCGGTCGCCGAGGACACCGCCCACTGCACGCTGCTGTACGGGCTCACCCCCGACGACAACGCGGGCATCAACCAGCGGGAGTCGGTCGACGAGCTGCTCGAGGGGCTGGACCTGTCGAGTGTCACCGTCGACCACGTCGGCTTCTTCCCAGGCCAGATGGGTGAACCGTATTCGTGCGTCATCGCCCACCTCGCCATCACCGACGACCTGCGTGAGGCGAACCGGCGGCTGCGGTTCCTGCCGCACATCGACACCTTCGTCGAGTATCGGGCGCACGTCACCCTCGCCTACGTGCATGAGCGTCACACCGACCACGCCGTGACCACCTTGGATGCCGCGCTGCGCGGGAAGAAGCTCAATGCCACCGGCATCAACTACGGCGGCGAGCTGTGAGCGGCGACCCGTACTGCAATCGGTGCGGCTACCCGCACGCGGCCGGTCAGTGCCGACGTGACCTGTCCGGAAACCGGACAACCGAGTGGGCCGACGAGGTGCACGATCACTGCTTCGAAGAGGACTCCGAGTGAAGCTGGGCAGCAGGTTCAAGCGTAAGAAATTGACTGCGTGCGATGTGCTCCGCGAGCAGCTGTCCATCGCTTATGATCTGCATCCTGGGCACCTCCTGCCAGCCGCGGTGGAAGCCGCGCTGGAGGATGCCGGGTTTCTGATCATGTCGGCTGACCAGTTGGCCGCCGAGACCGAGTTGGCTTTCCAGGCCGGCGCCGACGCCGAGAGGGACCTATGAACCGGTACACCGAACAGGCTGACGCTGTCGACGTAGGCTCGGTTCGGTGATACCGGACAAGCCGGAACCTGGGTATGCCGAAGCCGCGCTGGCCTACTGGGGCAACGGGTGGCGCGGCATCCTCCCCCTGAAGCGCGGCAGCAAGTGGCCGCCGCCGCCCGGGTTCACCGGCTACGACGGCAAGACCCCGTCGTACGCCGACATCCTCGAATGGTGCGAGCTGTATCCCACCGGGAACCTGTGCCTGCGCCTCCCCGATGGGGTCGTCGGGATCGACGTCGACGCCTACGGTGCGAAGACCGGCGCGCGCGCCATCAACGAAGCGATCCGCCGGTGGGGTCCGCTGCCGGAGGGTCCGCGATCCACCAGCCGCGACGACGATCAGGTGTCCGGCATTCGGCTGTTCCGGATTCCGGAGGGCACCCTCCTCGAGTCGGTGATCGTGTTCCCCGAGATGTCGATCGGTGACATCGAGGTCATCCAACCCCACCACCGGTATGTGGTGTGCTGGCCGTCGATTCACCCCGAGGGCAGCGGGTATTGGTGGCGCAACAGCAAGGGCCAGACCAAGGCCATCCCGCCTCTCGACGAGATTCCCGACCTCCCCGCGGCGTGGATCGAAGGCCTGAAGTTGACGCCCCGCGCGCTGGACGTTGACGCCAGCTTCGACACCCGCCAGGCGGTGACGCCGGGGGAGCCGTCGATGATGGTGAACAACCGGCTGGCGATGGCGATCAAAGAGCTGAACATGCCAGGCATGTCGCGGCACGACACCTGCCTGCGCCATGTCATGGCGATCCTGCGGTTGGGCGCCGAGGGCCAACCCGGCGTGGATGGGTCGCTGGCGACGCTGCGGGAGGTGTTCACCGCGGTCGTGACGATGGACGGCTCGCGGACCAAGGAGCAGTCGGTCGAAGAGTTCAACCGGATGGTCACCAACAACAACGTCGCCCGCGAACTGTCCCAGCCGGGGATCATGGACTGGCTCAAGATGGCGATGGACGGCAGCGGCCTTCTTGACGATGATGATGACCCCGACGCCCAAGGTGCCAACGTGTATCGGGCCGACGCCGGGGCCATCGACCCCAACGCTACCGGCGAAACCCCCGGCGTTGCGCCCCCGCCGCCCCCAGAACCGTTGAGTGAGCTGGAAGCTCTCGAAGAGGATTTCTGGACTGCCCGTCCGCAGCACGCGTTGATCTTCTCGGCGGCGCTGAACCGGATGGTGTCGCCGTGGGCGGTGTTCGCGTGCTCCATAGCCAGGGCGCTGCAGCTGGTCCCCCCTTCCGTGGTACTGCCACCGATCATCGGCAGCAAGGGGTCGCTCAACTGGTTCGGCGCAGTGGTCGCCCCGTCCGGTAGCGGGAAAGGCGCGGCGATGGCGGTCGCCAAGGAACTGGTGCCCTCCGCCGCGATTAACGTCTCCAGCATCGGGTCCGGTGAGGGAATGATCGAGCTGTACAAGCGGGCCCCCGGCAAAGGCGAGAATCCGCCGCAGCCTGTCACTGCCGTGATGTTCGACGTTCCCGAGGTGGACACGCTGGGCGCGATGAAGAACCGTGCCGGGTCGACCACGGGCAGCATCCTGCGGGAAGGCTTCGTGGGCGGGACACTGTCGCTGTCCTATCGGGGCAGGCAGAGTGAGAGCGTCGCCGAGCACACCTACCGGATGACGATGATCATCTCAGCGCAGCCGACCCGAGTGGGCGCCCTTCTTGAGGATGATGGCGGCGGCACTCCGCAGCGGTTCATGTGGTTCCCCGCCCGAGATTCGCGGATCACTGCGGATGCCCCCGACTGGCCGGTCGACTTGCAGGGCCAGCCGCTGACGCTGACACCGAACCTGACGTCGAAGTGGCGGCTGGATTCGGCGGGTCTGGTCACCCTTCCCGATGAGGTGATCGCCGAGGTGCGGGAGGCCGCCGCTGCGCGGAACCGCGACGACAATGACGACGATGATGACGGGCTCTCTGGGCACGCGATGTTCTGCCGGCTGAAGATGGCGTACGCGTTGGCGTTTCTGGAGTCCCGGCTGGAGGTGAACCTGGAGGACTGGCGGCTGTCGGGCATCGTGGCGGCGGTATCGGCGCGGGAGTTGGGTGCATGCGTCGACGCTCTGCAGAAGGCGAAGGAGAACGAGGCACGCGACAAGGGGAAGCTGCGCGGCATGGAGCTTGCATTCGCTGACTTGGGGAAGCAGACGGAACAGCAGGATGCTGCTCGCCGGGTCGGGAAGAACCTGCTCATCAAGATCAGGGAGTCCATGCCCGCCGGTATCGCCAACCGCGACCTCACGAGGAAGATCGCGGCCAGGGATCGAGGCTTGGTGAAGGACGTGCTGGTGTTTTTGACCACCGAGGGGAAGGTCGCTCAGGTCGAGGGCACCAAATTGTGGGTGCTCCTCCCGAAGCCGTGACCGGCGGCTTGGCGTAGTGCTCCCCGGGCTGCGCGCCGCCGCCCCATGTAGTTCTTGCTGACGCTGGGCCACGGCAGCCAGGTGCCGGCGTAGAAGCCTCCGGATTCGCCGTTGAGGCCCAGCGCGTGTCGCGCGCAGGCTTGTCGTGCGGGGCAGCGGCCGCACAGTTCGCGCATCTGCTTCTGCTCGAACTGGTTGGGTTCCTGGTCGTCGGTCCATGGAAGTTCGATGCCTCGGCACTTGGCCTGGTCCCATTTGTTGGCGGGCATGGCTTACACAGTAGGGCATCTGTCTCCGTAATTGTTGACATGATGCACGTCGTGCCGCTAACTTCGATGCAATGGCGAACAAAAAGATCGCAGAGCTTATCGCTAATGGGTTGCGTGACGGGATGATGCACCCCGGTCGAGAACAGGGCGACCCCATCCCGGTGCTGCTGCCGTTCTTCCGGACCACCGGGATGCCACCCGAGATGGCCGACGTGGTCACCGAAACCGCGATGCTTCTCAGTGAGGCGATCGTGGCGCTCATCGAAACCGACCACAGGGTCGTCGAGAAAGGCGAGCTCGAAGAGCTCCACGTCGCGAAGGCCGCCGCCCCCTCCCGGCACGTCCCCGTGTATTCGAAGGCCGACAAGCGCCGGACCAAGCCGCTGTTCGTTCTGACCGTCACCAACAGTCCGTACGTCATGATCGACGAGAAGCAACTGATGAAAGGCTTGAACGCCCGATGATCGGTTCCCCGCACATTCGGCTCGTCATCAACCAGGTCGTCGAGCTGGACGCCGAGCTCGGGAACTGGCAGTTCACCCCGCCCGACGTGTTCAAAGACGTGCTGAACCCGGCCGCTCAGCCGGACCCGTGGATGAAAGCTGTCATCAGCGTGGTAGCCGAAGCGACGATGACCGGGCAAAATGTGGACATCGAGGTTGCGGGGACGGAGAGGGAGTGGGCGATGAAAGTGACGAACCGGTGAGCGCGCCGCCGCGGCGCAGGCCGAAGCCGCGCTCCGGTGGCCTGCTGACATCGACGCGGTGGAAGAAGCTGCGCCTGCGGGTGATCGCCGAGGAGCCGATCTGCCGTCTGCAGCTGTCGGTGTGTCGGGGCCGCTCGGACACCGCCGACCACATCATCCCGGTGTCACACCGTCCGGACCTGCGGTATCTGCGGAGCAATCTGCGGGGCGCGTGCCAGCCGTGCAACAACTTGCGGCGTAATCGGCCGTTGTCGGAGGTGCGGGCCGAGGACGCGGCGCGCGTTGCTGCCGCGACGCGGAAGCCGCCGTCTGCGTTGGAGTTCTTCTCGTGAGCATGCATCCCGCCGACTGCCCCTACATCCACCGCAAGAATGCGTACGGGCAGATAGTTCAGTGCACGGGCCCCAGCCGGCCCTACACGCTGGCCGACGTCGAAGCGATGCGCGAAGCCTGGAATGGCAAGAGGGCCGCGGAGGCCAGGAGCGCCGCCGTGGAGGCTGCGATCTTCGGGACCGCCAAGGACGAGAATGCAGCTGTCCGGAAACCGGACAAGCCGAGCTTCACCGTCTCCGACGATGGCAAATGGGTCGTGTTCGAAGGGCAGGTGACGTTCCCCCCGGTGAACGACGGCATCGGCGAGGTGTTCCCCAACTACTACCTGGCCGTCGCCCCACCCAGCATGACCATCAAGACGTGGCTGCCGCCCGACCCGCCGGCCACAACGTCGCCCGCCGACCCGGCCGGCCGATTCCGCAACCTCGAACTGTCGGAGGACGATGATGAGTGACGACCCCGACGGCATCCAGCCCGTCACCATCGCCGCGGCCACCGGCGACGAACTGAAACTTCTCTACGCCCTCCGCGACCGGCTCGCCGAGGCGATCGACACCTGCCCCGTCCGCGACCTGTCCTCCCTGACCCGCCGCCTGCAAGACGTCATGAAGGAGATCAACGGCCGCGAAGAAATCCGGAAGAAGGAGGAGGGGGAGAGTGCCAGCACCAGCGCCGGAAAGCAGTGGAGCGCCGCCGACGAGCTCTGACCTCGAGGCCCGATCCAGCCGGAAACTCTCCGAGGTCGCCAAGAAGCTCGTCGTGCCCGCCGACATCGCCGGTTCATACTGGCCGGGCGTGAAGCAAACCTGCACCGAACGCCTCGGCCTGAACTTGGATCGCTGGCAGGACGGCATCGGTGGCCTCGCCCTCGCCTACCGCGCCGACGGGGCCCTCGCCCACACCGTCGGCGGATTCGGCATGAGCCTGCCCCGCCAGGTCGGGAAGCCGCTGGCTATCGACACTCCGGTTCTGACCAGTAATAATGGCTGGGTGGCAAACGGCGACCTTGTTGTGGGTGACGAGGTGTTTCATCCAGACGGTCACGCAGTGCGGGTGGCCGAGGTGCACCCGATCATGTACGACCACGTCTGCTACGAGGTGACCACCACCGACGGCCGCACGCTGGTGGCCGACGCCGAGCACCTGTGGACGGTGACCGACAAGCGCAAGGAGTACCGCAAGAACGGGAAGCGGCTATTCCGTGAGCGCACCTTGACGACGCAGGAGATGGTCGACGAGGGCCTGAGTCGCTACGCCGCAGGATCGCGCAGCTCGACCACAGACGGTAAGAAGTACCAGACCAACGAATACCGGTTCATTCTGCCCCGGCAGCACCACCTCACTGACCTGCCCGAGCAGGACTTGCCGCTGGACCCGTACCTGCTGGGTGCGTGGCTCGGCAATGGCACCGCCTGCACCGCGCAGCTCACGATGGGCGACCAGGACATCGACCACTGGCGTGAAGTGTTCGACGCCAGCCCATTCCCGGCGACCTACCGCTACGTCGAAGGAAAGCTTGGATCAGGTTGGACCGTTGGCGTGCCCGGCGGGTTCCTCGCGCAGCTCCGCGAACTCGGCGTCCTCAACGACAAGCACATCCCCGAGCAGTACCTGATCGGCTCCACCAGCCAGCGGCTGGCGATGCTGCAAGGACTGCTCGACACCGACGGGCACATCACCAGCCAGCACGGCACCATCGAGTTCTGCTCCATGACCAAAAACCTGGCCGACGGTGCACTGTTCCTCGCCCGATCGCTGGGCTGGCGGGCCACCCTCAGCGAAGGCAAGGCGACACTAGACGGACGCGACTACGGCACCAAATATCGGGTCACGTTCACCCCGAAACTCGCAGACGAGCACACGCCGTTCCGGCTGCAACGCAAGATTGATCGCATCACGTCCACCGACGGCGGCAAGGGCCGCCACACAGTCTCGATCAAGTCGATCGAGCGGGTCGCCACCCGCCCGGTGCGCTGCATCAAAGTCGACTCCGAGGATGGGCTGTTCCTCGCCGGACGTGACCTGGTCGCCACCCACAACACCTTCACCCTCACCGCGCTGATGTTCGGTCTGTGCGTGGAAACCGAGGGGCTGCTCATCATCTGGACCAGCCACCACGTGAAGACGAACAGCGAAACCTTCCAGGCCGTCCAGTCGTACTGCAAACGGGAACGCATCAAACCGTTCGTCAAGAAGGGATACCACGGGTCCGGCG